TTTATCGTTATGGCAATCGTGATCGCCATCATGATTTTTGCCGGATTTGCGGCGCTGGCGCTGACAGTATGAGACGGATTGGCCTGGAGGATCTGGTTTTAATGATCGGCCTGGCTATGATTTTCATTGGCCTATACTGGATCGATTGGCGCTGGGCGCTGGTGGTCCTGGGCGGGATTCTGGCAGGCCTGGCCGTCCTGGTGGCGTCGAGGCGATCATGAGAACGGTTAGCGAGGTCTATCCGTCAAAGTGGCTCCGGGCGGTCGATCTTCAGGGCCGGCCGGCCCGGGTCCAGATCGTGGCCGTCGACGTCCAGGACTTTCGCCAGCGGGACGGATCCCAGGAAGCGCGGATCGTGATATCGTTTGCGCGCAAACATCGGCGGCTTGTCTGCAACCGGACGCAAGCCCAGGCGCTGGCGGAGATCCTCGGAACGGAGGAGTTCGAGCGCTGGATCGATCGAGACGTGATCCTGGCGCCAGGGCGGGCGCCCAACGGCCAGCAAACGATTGTCATCACGGCGCCGGCGCCCTTGGAGATCGGATTATGAGCGTACTAGCCAGGTTATTGGCGCCTGCGGAGGCCAGGAGCTCTCCGGCCAACGTCAGTCAGTGGATCCTCGAGGCGTTTGCGGGTCCCGGGAGCGAGACCGCGGCCGGCGTCCAGGTCACTCCGGACAACAGCCTCGAGTATCCGGCGGTCTGGGCGGCGGTCCGGGTCCTCTCGGAGTCCGTGGCCAGTCTCCCGCTCCTGGTCTATGAGCGCCTGGAGCCACGAGGCAAACGGCGGGCGCGCAATCATCCGCTCTATCCGGTCCTACACGACGCGCCCAATCCGGAGATGACGGCCTTTGAGTGGCGCGAGGCGGCCATGGTTCACCTTTGTACCTGGGGCAATCATTTTAGCGAGATCGAGTGGTCGCGCGCTGGCCAGGTTGCGGCGCTCTGGCCTCTCCGGCCGGACCGGGTCAAGGTGCGGCGGGAGGGCTCTCGCCTATTCTATGACGTCGAGCTCCCGGATCAGACAGTCCGGACGCTCCGGCCCTACCAGATCTTACATATCCGCGGCCTGGGCTCTAACGGGATCGTGGGCTATTCTCCGAGTCCTGGAGCATCCGGCCAAGCTCTCCGACGAGGCCCAGCGCCGGCTCCGGGAATCGTGGGACGATCGGCATCGGGGGCTGGGCAACGCGCATAGGCTGGCGATCCTCGAGGAGGGCATGCGATTCGCCCAGGTCGGGATCCCGCCAGAGGACGCGCAGTTTCTCGAGACGCGCCAATTTCAGGTCGCGGAGATCGCGCGGATTTTTCGGCTCCCGCCGCACAAGCTCCAGGATTTGGAGCATGCGACGTTTTCAAACATAGAGCATCTGGGGATCGAGTTCGTCGTCGATACGCTCCGCCCCTGGTTGGTGCGCTGGGAGCAGAGGATCCATTACAGCCTCATGACGGAGGCGGAGCGCTCCCGTTATTTCGCGGAGTTCCTGGTCGACGGCCTGCTGCGGGGCGACCAAGCGTCTCGGTTTGCGGCTTACGCGACCGCGCGCCAGTGGGGATGGATGAGCGCGAACGACGTCCGGGAGCTGGAAAATCAGAATCCGATCGCCAATGGCGATATCTATCTGATCCCGCTCAACATGATCGAGGCCGGATCCCCGCCAGAGATGCGCCAGGCGCCCAGCGAGGCGGAGATCCGCCAGGCGGCGGAGGATGCCGGGATCGAGGCGGCCCAGCGCAGGCGGGCGCTGGCCTCCAGTTATAAACGGAATCTCCAGGACGTATCCCAGCGGATCGTCAATCGCGAGGTAAACGATCTCCGGAACGCAGGCCGGCGTTATCTGGGCCAGGATCGGCGCTATGAGTGGTCAGAGTGGCTCGAGGGGTTCCTGGCGGAGCACGAATCGTTTGTGTATCGTTATTTGCTCCCTGTGGCGATCACCTATGGCGAGCTGGTTTCCGGCGAGGTCAGCTCGGAGACGGGCCAGGAGATCCGGCAGGCGGAGATCCGGCGGATCCTGGAGGAGTATCTGGCCAGTCGATCCATGATTTGGATCGCTCGCCTGGGATCGACGGTCCGCGGCGTAGTCGACGGCGCGTATGACGAGGCGGCCGATCCCGTCGAGGCCCTCGAGGTCGAGCTGGCCAGTCGGGAGGATACGGCGGCGGGCTCGTTTGCGCTAGATCAATCGATCCGGCTCAATAACTACGTGGCAAAAGCGGCCTATGCACTGTCAGGGATCCGGCGCCTGATCTGGCGCTCTGGTAGTGACGCGTGTCCCTATTGCAGGCGCCTAAACGGGCGGACGATCGAGATTTCCGGTTATTTTTTGCTCCAGGACGAGGATTTGGAGCCGGATCACGGCGACGAGGAGCCGGAGGGCGAGGTCCGGCCCTATCGGAGCGGCTCCAACGTAGGCCATCCGCCATTACATAAAGGTTGTGATTGCATGGCCACAAGTCTAGCGTGAGGTATCACTATGACAACAGGATTACAAACATTTGGCCATACGTTCCATAGTGCGGTTGCGGGCACGGCGGCCGTTAATGGGTCCGCGTTCGAGGTCGCAGGCCTGGACGCGGTGGGCGTCCAGGTCGCAGGCGTGGCCACGGCGACGCTTGCTTTCGAGGCCACGATCGACGGATCCAATTGGGCCAGCATGCGGGCGTACAGTTACGCAAGCGGAAGCGCGTCCGGATCGGCCACGGCGGACGGGCTTTACCTGGTCCCGTGTACAGGCCTTGATCAGGTCCGGGTCCCAATCTCCAGCCAGTCGGGCGGGACGATCACGGTATCAGGCTTGGGCGTCATCAGTTCGGCCGGGATGGTGTAGCCATGGGCGACCAAATAGAGACGGGATCCAGCACCTGGGAGGGATCGGGACTGATAGGCGATCACGAGCGGCGCGCGCTCCCGGGCACGATCGAGATCCGGGAGACGGGCGACGGCCCAGTCATAACGGGCTATGCGGCCGTCTATAACGTCTGGAGCGAGCTCCTGGGCTATTTTCGGGAACAGATCCGGCCGGGCGCGTTCGACGAGGCGCTGGGCGATGACGTCCGGGCGCTCTGGCAGCATGACCCTGCGCTGGCAGATGAGTTTCGGCTTTATGGTCCCGGAGGGCGGCGACAATTGGATCCAGGACGAGGACGGTCATATCTGGCGAACGATAGAGCGGATCTCTCCGCTCCTGGACGTCTCGCCAGTCACATATCCGGCGTATCCACAGACAACCGTATCCGTACGGGATCGGTATCGATCGGAGCGGGCGCTCCAACAACTGAAACAACTACTACAATCGGACTCGGATCCGGACGAGGCGCGGGCGCGCCTGGCGGTGATGAGGCGACAGATTGAATTACAGGAGGCTCAATTATGAGCAATAGAATTATCGAGCTCCGACGTTTGCGCGCAAACGTGATCCACGAGGCGCGCCAGATCGTCGAGCTGGCAGAGACGGAAAAGCAAGCTCCGCCAGAGCGCGGAACGGGAGGAGCGCATGCTGGCCATGGAGGCGGAGCTGGGCCAGAGCGCTCGCGAGACATACGATCCCGATCCCGGCGAGAAGCGGGACGGCCAGGCCCAGCTCCCGGCTTTCGAAAGCCGGAGCGGCCGGCTCCTGGCGGAGGCGGCGCCGGATTTGATCCGCCGGATCGCCCATCGGGCCGATTCCAACTATCGGGAGGCATTCGCGCGCTGGATGAGAACTGGCCAGGCCGGCGAGATCCGGGCTTTGCAAGCCGATAACGACGCGTCCGGCGGCTATCTCTATGCTCCTCTCCAGCTCGTCGACCAGATCATTAAGGCGGTCGACAACCTGGTCTATGTCCGCCAGTGGGCGACGGTGATCCCGGTTATGGACGCGGAGTCTCTGGGGGTCCCGTCGCTAGAGGCGGATCCGGCCGATGCAAACTGGACAAGCGAGCTTGCCACGGGTAGCGAGGACTCGACGATGGCTTTTGGCCGGCGCGAGCTACAGCCCCATCCTTTGGCCAAGCGGATCAAAGTCAGTAACAAGCTTTTGCGCAAGGTTCCGGGCGCAGAACAGCTCGTCCGGGATCGTTTGGCGTACAAGTTTGGCGTGACGTGGGAAAGCGCGGCAATGACGGGCTCCGGCTCTGGACAGCCTCTAGGCGTGTTCACGGCCAGCGACAGCGGGATTTCGACCAGTCGAGACGCCAGCACGGGAAACACGACTACAGAGATCCGTTTTGACGGCCTGATCGAGGCTAAGTATACGCTGAAGTCGCAATACTGGCCGCGGGCGCGCTGGATCTTCCACCGCGACGCGCAAAAGCAGATTGCCAAACTGAAGGACGGCGACGGCCAATATCTGTGGCGGGAGTCGGTCCGGGTAGGCGAGCCAGATCGCGTCCTGGGCATTCCGACCTATATGTCGGAATACGCGCCCAACACGTTCACGACTGGCCAATATGTCGGGATCCTGGGCGATTTTTCGAATTACTGGGTGGCGGACTCATTGAGTTTTACGCTCCAGCGCCTAATCGAGCTCTATGCAGAGTCCAATCAGGTCGGCATGATCGGCCGGCTCGAGTCGGACGGAATGCCGGTCCTCGAGGAGGCGTTTGTCCGGGTCACTTTGGCCTAACGGACCAGACAGCCTACAGGAGGCTACACTATGAACTTTCTTACATCAGTCGAGATCCGCGAGGTTATGGCGCCGGTATCGGCGGCCAATAACACGGATTCCAACAGCGATCGGATCGATATGTCTGGCTGGGAGGGCGTTTGTTTCATACTCCCGATCACCGATAGCGTCGCGACCGGCGTCGCGGCCCTCACAATCGAGCAAAACACGGCCGATAGCGATAGCGGTATGGCGGCGCTGTCCGGCGGCTCTGCTACGGCGACATGCACGGTCAATGACGATCTCAATAACGAATTGCTGATCGTGGACGTCTATCGCCCGCGGGAGCGCTATGTCCAGGGCGTGGCCACGAGCGCCACGGCCAATATCGCGTTTGGTAACATGGTTGCGGTACTGTACGGGCCGCGATCGTTGCCGACGAGTGACGATGATAGCGTCCAGGATTCGACTCTGGTCGTTTCCCCGGCGGAGGCATAATGCGAGCGCCTGGCCAAGCTCAACGCCTGGCCAGGCACTCGGGAGGATATCATGATCAAACGACTAACACTTCTGGTGTGGATCCTGGTCCTGGCGGCCGCGTGCGTAGCGCCGGCGCCTATCCTGGTAGCGCCAGAGATGACTCCGGATCCAGAGCTGGACGCGCCGCTAACGCGATCCTACGGCGTATCGGTCTACCGCGAGCAGGGCGGCAATAAACTGGTTATCGCCAGCGGCGGCGAGCTCGAGGTGCAATCCGGCGGAACGCTGGACGTCCAGTCGGGCGCGTCAACGGATTATAGCGGCGGCGTCGATCTCGACGGAGCAAATCTGGTTATCGACGCGGACGGCGACTCGATCATTGCGGAGGCCAGCGACGATCTGATTACGCTTACTCCGGGCGCGGCCACAGGCGCTTTTGAGGTCCGGACCGGCAATCTTCAGGTAGGCAATGGCACTCCTGGGGAGACTCACGACGGCGAGGATCTCTATGTCGAGGGGATCAGCGAGTTTGATGGGGCGGCCTACTTCGACGGCGCGGTCGATTTGGACTCGACGCTGGACGTGGCGGGTGCTATATCCGACGGCGGCGG